TTATATATATATATATAAATGGGTGGTGGTTTAATGCAATTAGTCGCATATGGTGCACAAGATGTTTATTTATCTGGTAACCCACAAATTACATTTTTTAAAGTAGTATATAGACGTCATACAAATTTTTCAGTTGAACCAATTCAACAAACATGGAATGGTGCAGGTGATTTTGGTCGCACGGTAACATGCAACATTAACCGTAATGGTGATTTAATTACTAATATGTATGTGGTTGTTAAATTACCATTTGTTGCTAAACCAGCTCTGGCTTCAGCACCTGTATGGGGTTATGTTAATAGATTAGGACATGCTATAATTGATAGTGTTAAAATTGAGATTGGTGGCTCTAAAATTGATGAACAATATGGTGATTGGCTTAATATATGGTATGAACTGACTCATAAACCAGGACAAGAAAGAGGATATGCTAAAATGATTGGTGATATTCCTGAATTAACTAATATTACATTATTAGAAAAACCAGCATATACATTATATATTCCTCTTCAGTTTTGGTTTAACCGTAATAATGGTCTAGCACTGCCATTAATTGCATTACAATATCATGATGTGCGTGTCACATTATCATTCCGTTCATTTAATGATTGTATTAATTATACACAAGATACAGCTCCTGCAAATATTCCAATGGTTGATTCTTATCTTCTTATTGATTATATATATTTAGATTCTGAAGAGCGTAAACGTTTTGCGCAAGCATCTCATGAATATTTAATTGAACAGCTTCAATTTACTGGTTCAGAATCATGGAGTGCAACTAATACTAAATTACTATTAAATTTTAATCATCCATCTAAATATTTAGTATGGGCACCGCATTTGTCTATATATAACAAACGTAATAAATGGTTATCTTATTCTACTACCAATTCAAATAATATTACCAACTTTATTTCAAACACTAATATGTGGAATATCGCAAGAGATCGATTTGCTATAATATTATCGGCTATATTTGCAAATGGATTTAACTGTACAAACGTGGGGGCAGCAAATGAAGAGATTAGAGTAAGTGTTGCTGCAAGTATAAGTAATACATTATCAGTAACTGGTACACCGGGTAATTGGGTTGTAACAGGTTTAGCTAAGTTTGCAGCAGCCGCATCTTTACCTAAAATAATTACTAATCTATTAGATAAAATTGAGATTCAATTTATAACATCAAAATATGTTGATACAGGCGGAGGTGGTGTAACTGATAGAGTAGCATCTGTTGGTAATAATACAAGTATATTTTTTAATTGTATAATTATTAAGAATGAACTTACAATGGAAGATTTGACGCATACTATTGATGAACTTATAACATACCTTCCCACAGCAGCTGTAACAAATAACGCAATTCCTTTATTAAAAATATGGACATATAATATAATAAATTATCATAATTATGGTTTATATATAGACAGTAGTACAAATCCATGTGCCAAAGCTAAGCTTCAATTAAATGGTCATGACCGATTCCAAGAACGTGATGGAAATTATTTCAACTATGTTCAACCTGCACAACATTTTACTACAACTCCTGCAGATGGAATTAATGTGTATTCATTTGCACTAAAAGCAGAAGATCATCAACCTACAGGAACATGCAACTTTTCACGAATAGATAATGCTACTCTAAATGTGACTAGTGATAAATCAATACCATCCGGTTCTATCTTAAATATTTATACTCAGAACTACAATGTTCTCCGAGTAATGAGTGGTATGGCTGGCACTGCATACAGCAATTAAAAATATAAAAATATATAATTTATAAAAATATATAAAAATATATAATTTTTTCATAATTTATAAAAATATATAAAAAAATAAATTTTAAAAAGTTCATTTAAACTTTAAAATAGTATTTATTTAATAAAATTATATATATATAATTTTCTAATTATATATATATATATAAATGGGTGGTGGCTTAATGCAACTCGTCGCTTATGGCGCACAAGATGTTTATCTTTCTGGCAATCCGCAGATTACCTTTTTTAAGGTTGTTTACCGTCGCCATACTAACTTCTCAGTAGAGCCCGTTCAGCAGACCTGGAACGGTGCTGCCGATTTCAACCGCACTGTGACCTGTAACATTAACCGTAATGGTGATTTAATCACTAACATGTATGTTGTTGTTAAACTACCGGTTCGTGCGGCTGGTGCATCTGCTGCGTGGGGTTTCGTTAACCGTTTAGGACATGCTTTAATTAGCAATGTTAAGATCGAGATTGGTGGTTCCAAGATTGATGAACAATATGGTGACTGGCTTAATATTTGGTATGAGCTAACCCACAAGGCTGGTCAAGAGACAGGATATGCTAAAATGATCGGCAATGTCCCTGCTTTAACCAATCTTACTGTTGCGGAAGTCCCCGCTTACCAGTTATATATTCCTCTTCAGTTCTGGTTTAACCGCAATAATGGTCTTGCTTTACCATTAATTGCTCTGCAATACCATGATGTGCGTGTAACCCTTACATTCCGTGATTTCTATGATGTGATTAATTATGAAGGAACTACCGCACCCACAGCCAAACTCGCCATGGCTGATTCTTACCTGTTAATTGATTATGTATATTTAGATTCGGAGGAGCGCAAGCGATTCGCCCAGGCTTCGCACGAGTATTTAATTGAACAGGTTCAGTTTACTGGCTCGGAGACACTAGGTGTATCAAATAACAAACTCCGATTAAATTTTAATCATCCGTCGAAATATTTAATATGGGCTCCCCATATCTCAACCTTTAACACTCGTAATCAGTGGGTATCGTATGCAACTGACGGTGATTGGGAGGCAGCTCGTAACCGTTTTGCTAAAATCATTGCTTGGATTTCTGCACCAATACTAGCTGGTAATATAACAATAACTGCCGGTCTTACAGCAATAGTTGGAGGCGTATATACTCTACCAGTTGAGTTAACCGGAGTAACCGCAGGAACTGGATTAAAAGCATTAAGGGATAAAGTTGAAGCACGGTATATTGCTACAGGTAATGGTGCAACACCATCTGTTGGCGCGAGTATTACAGATATACTTAATAATATTATTATTACTAAAAATACTTTAACATTAGCAGATATGTCTATTACTGTTACTGCTTTAAAAGCGTTAGTAGATTCTATTACAGGTGCAGCCGCACATGTTACTTCTGCAAAATTATTCTTAGATACATATACCCAGAATGTTATCAATTACCATAATTATGGCATGAATCTTGATGGGTCTGTTAACCCATGTGTTAGTGCCAAGCTCCAGTTAAATGGTCATGACCGATTCCAGGAGCGTGATGGCAGCTACTTCAACTATGTCCAGCCAGCTCAGCATTTCAGCAATACTCCTGCTGATGGCATTAATGTATATTCGTTTGCTCTCAAAGCAGAGGATCATCAGCCAACTGGCTCATGCAACTTTTCACGCATTGATAATGCCACCCTTAATGTAAATACTTCTGCCAGTGTTCCCAATAGCTCAATTGTCAATGTATATGTTCAGAACTACAATGTTCTCCGTGTAATGAGTGGTATGGCTGGCACTGCTTACAGCAATTAAATTACTAATTTTATAAAAATATAAATATATAAATATAAAATATATAAAAATATAAAATATATAAAAATATAAAATTATAAAATTTGTTCATAATTTATAAAAATATATAAATTTTTCATAATTTATAAAAATATATAAAAAAATAATTTTTGAAAAGTTAATTTAAACTACAAAATAGTATTTATTTAATAAATTTATTAAATAAAATTATTTAATAATTTTCTAATTATATATATATATATAAATGGGTGGTGGCTTAATGCAACTCGTCGCTTATGGCGCACAAGATGTTTATCTTTCTGGCAATCCGCAAATTACCTTTTTTAAGGTTGTTTACCGTCGCCATACTAACTTCTCGGTTGAACCCGTTCAGCAGACCTGGAATGGTGCTGCCGATTTCAACCGCACTGTCACCTGTAACATTAATCGCAATGGTGATTTAATTACTAACATGTATGTTGTGGTTAAACTTCCTGCACGTACTGCCAATTTTGGCACTCATGCTTGGGGTTTTGTTAACCGTTTAGGACATGCTTTAATCAGCAATGTTAAGATTGAAATTGGTGGCTCCAAGATTGATGAACAATATGGTGACTGGCTTAACATTTGGTATGAGCTTACTCACAAGGCTGGACAAGAGACAGGATATGCTAAAATGATCGGCGATGTCCCTGCTTTAACCACTATGACTACTGATGCGGTCCCCGCTTACCAGTTATATATTCCTCTTCAATTCTGGTTCAACCGCAATAATGGTCTTGCTCTGCCATTAATCGCTCTGCAATACCATGATGTGCGCGTGACTCTTACATTCCGTGATTTTGGTGATGTGATTAATTATGCTGGAACCATAGCACCCACTGCCAAAATGGCAATGGCTGATTCTTACCTGTTAATTGATTACGTATATTTAGATTCGGAGGAGCGCAAGCGATTCGCACAGGCGTCGCATGAGTATTTAATTGAACAGGTTCAGTTTACTGGCTCGGAGACACTTGGTGTATCAAATAACAAACTCCGATTAAATTTTAATCATCCCTCTAAATATTTAATCTGGGCTCCCCATGTTTCAACCTTTAATACTCGTAATCAATGGGTTGCATATGCTACTGATGGCAACTGGGAGGCGGCTCGTAACCGTTTTGCTAAAATTATTGCAATTATTACAGCTGCTGTGAGTGATGATACCCCCGTTACTATAACTCATACTGTTGGTGTAGGCGCGAGTGATATTTTCACACCTGCTGCAGCAATTACCGGTGGTAATAGTAATTTACAAAGATTAATTGATAAGATTGGCGTACGCTGTGTGCCCCTAAATACTACAGCAGGAACTTCACCTCAACTAGGAGCATCTACAATAACAGATGTTAAAGTAGCTGCTGCTGCTGCACTTGATAATGTGATTGTTATTAAAAATAGTTTAACAATTGAAGATATTTCGGTAAGCCCAGCTACACTTAAAGCATGGATAGCTACTATTACTGGTATTGCGGCTGCGCGCACAGATCCAACTAATGCATTATTAGATGCATGGACACAAAATGTTGTTAATTACCACAATTATGGTATGTGCCTTGATGGCTCTGTTAATCCGTGTGTTAGCGCCAAGCTCCAATTAAACGGTCATGACCGATTCCAGGAGCGTGACGGCAGCTACTTCAACTATGTCCAGCCTGCTCAGCATTTCACCAATACTCCTGCTGATGGCATTAATGTATATTCGTTTGCTCTCAAGGCGGAGGACCATCAGCCAACTGGTTCGTGCAACTTTTCGCGCATTGATAATGCCACACTTAATGTGAATACTTCTGCCAGTGTTCCCAATAGCTCAATTGTCAATGTATATGTTCAGAATTACAACGTTCTCCGTGTAATGAGTGGTATGGCTGGCACTGCTTACAGCAATTAAATTACTAATTTTATATAAATTAATATTTTTATTATTAACCATAATAAAAATATTGAATTTTATTATTACATCATAATTAAAATAGTGAAATTTTTATTATTAACCATAATAAAAATATTGAATTTTTAATATTTATTTAATATTTTTATATATAATTAACAACAAAATGTCAGAGAGCCAAGTGAATAC